GCTGCATGCAGGGCAAGTATGATCCACGTAGAAGTAAGCAGGATATTCTACCGGAGCATAACGTAGCTAACTACTTAGATGCTTTAGTTAATACTGCGATAGATTGGTTTAAGCCTTATGCTCATTTGATGATATTTGTGGGATATGGTAACCATGAGACTGCAATTATAAAGAACTGTGAAACTGATTTAATAGAGAGATTTGTAAGTGGATTAAACCGAGAAGCTAACTCTAATGTATTAGTAGGTGGTTATGGCGGTTGGTGGATTCACAGAGTGCAAGCTACTAAGACGAGCACTTTTGTATTTAAGACAAAGTATTATCATGGATCAGGAGGAGGAGGAGTAGTTACTAAGGGAGTAATTCAGAATAACCGTATGGGTGTAATGATAGATGGAGCTGATTGTATTTGGACTGGGCACGTGCATGAGCTTTATCATCATGCTGATATGGTAGAGGAGTTATGCTATGCAAGTAACTCAGGTTATAGAATTAACATGAGATATGTGCATCACATTAGAACAGCAAGTTATAAGGAAGAGTATGATGAAGGCTTTATGGGCTTTCACGTAGAGCGTATGAGACCTCCTAAGCCATTAGGTGCTTATCTATTAGAATTAAATTTAGAAAGAATTAAGAAACCTGTTGATACTCACCTCATTGTACCTAATTTTGTGCAATGGAGAGACAAATAGATTATAATTTTAAGCCACTAACAAGGCAATCAGAAGCACTTAAATTTCTTTCAGTAGACTCAGACGTTGAGACCATCTTGTATGGAGGAGCAGCAGGAGGAGGTAAGACTATGCTGGGCTGCATGTGGCAGATACTTCGAAGATTAAAGTACCCAGGTACAAGATCTCTGATAGGCCGAGCTAAATTAGATACGCTTAAAAAGACTACCATGGCTACCTTTTTTCAGGTGGCTCATGAGATAGGTTTAAAGGCAGGCGAAGATTTCATTTATAATCAGCAGAGCCACATCATTAAGTTTAGCAATGGCTCAGAGATAATTTTAGCCGATTTGTTTTTGTACCCATCAGATCCGATGATGACTGATTTAGGGGGACTTGAAATTACAGATGCATTTATTGATGAAGCTACAGAGATAACAGAGAAAGCTTATTCTATTGTAAGCTCACGTATCCGATACAAGCTAAATGAGTTTGGATTAAAGCCTAAGATTCTGCTCACTTGCAATCCATCTAAGGGGTGGATCTATAACCAATTCTACTTACCCTATAAGAATCAGAATCTTCCTGCGCACAGAGCATTTATTCAAGCGCTACCTGGAGATAATATACACTTACCCGATTCCTACGTAACAAGCCTTAGCCGATTACCTGAAGCGGATAGGAAGAGACTATTAGAGGGAGATTGGGAATTTGATAACAGCTCAGATAGACTTTATATGTATGATGAATTGGTAAGATGCTTTAGAGAGCCAATGAACGTAGGAGAGGGATATATTACTGCCGATATAGCACGATTAGGTAAAGATAGAACTGTGCTTTGCGTATGGAAGGGATTAAGCTGTATTGATATAGTAGTGCTTAAGCAAAAAAGACAAGATGAAGTAAAGGCAGAGATACAAAGATTAATGAACACTCACAGCATTAGACTTAGCAACGTGCTTGCAGATGCTGATGGGGTAGGCGGTGGATTGGTAGATAGTCTTAGGTGCAGAGAATTCATGAATGGTAGCAAAGCTGTGAGAGGCACTCAGTACATGAATCTAAAAGCAGACTGTTACTTTAGGTTGGGTGAGCTGATAGATAAGAATGAGATTACCTTCCCCATTAAATATCAGGAAGATATTATTAAAGAGCTGGAATTAGTGAGGCGAGTAGATCCTGATAAGGAAGGTAAGCTAAGAGTAACATCAAAAGATACTATCAGCCAGCGCACCGGAGGAATCTCTCCCGATATAGCAGATGCTATAATGATGAGAGCTTACTTTGAGCTGAATAGAAACTACACTAAGTACGCATTTATCTAAATAAGATGTGATTAATAACATCTTTGTCGCAAGTATAGTAGACTTTTGCGACAGCTATAGTGGAAAATAATCTACAGAATGAGGCTTACTGTGGAAAATACTCCCCATCGGGTGCATTATATCTGTTTATATTCGAAAATATACTCTATAGGGTATAAAACAAAATAGCCCTGCACGTTTGCAAGGCTATTCCGCAATCAATAATCAATCTAAACCTAAACCAAAAGGCTAAAATGGATAGCCAAATATATTGATTAAATTATATGTGAATAAGTATGTTAACAAGATGTGGATAGCGCATAAGTTAATTAGCTAATTTTGAGCACATGAAGAATGAGGAAGCTCTAATACAGGAAGCAGTTATTAACTACTTGGTAGCTCAATATCCTAAAGCGCTTTATTGTGCTTCAGCTGGAGGAGTAAGAACTTCCATGAAGCAGGCAGTAAAGATGAAAAAAACAGGATATGTAAAAGGCTTTCCTGATATCTTCATCTATGAGCCTAAAAAAGAATGGCATGGCTTAGCTATTGAAATGAAAACAGCTAAGGGTGTAATGAGTGAGCATCAGAAAGAATGGCAAAATAAATTAATGAAGAGAGGCTATATAGCAGTAACATGCAAGAGTTTTGATCAGGCACAAATAATTATTGATGAATACCTGGCGCTCTGAGTTCGATAAGTGTTATTTAGAGTGGCGCAGGGTGGCGCATAGTGTAGTGCGTGCAGATGTAGCAGATGAACTTTTACACGATACACTATTAAAGATATTAGAATCAGATAAGGATAAGCTGCAAGATATTCATAACAGAGGTAAGCTGAACAATTACGTAAGCAATAGCATAAGACTTGCTGCACGCTGTAGTAACAGCAGCTTTAATTATACGCTGAGGAAGTTTGAAAAGATACGCAATGATCTGAAAGATGATATCATGGATGATGTGAATAAGAGTGTAGGGATGAGATTAGAGAATGAGCAGTTAGATATCTTTATCAGTAGACTGCCATACTTTGAGCGTGAGCTATTCTTTCTCTATGCATTAGATGATTTTTCTTATCAGGCATTGGCGAAAGAAACAGGAATACCTTTAGCTTATCTTTACAGGACAATTCAGAAAGCTAAAACAACACTAAGAAATTCATTACAGATATGATGATTAGCACATCAGATTATGAAGCAAGGATAAACATCTGCAAGGCATGCCCTGTATTTAACGAGCGCTATAAGACTTGCGGACCTCCAATAAATGCTATAAATCCATTTAAGCAGCCCACTACGTTAGATGGGGTAGTCTTTAAACCTTGTGGCTGCCCGGTAGATCACTTAGCATCTTATGCAGTAACGAGCTGCCCAGCTAAGAAGTGGCCAACGCTTAACCAAAAAGAATGGCAGATGCCAACACTTGAGCAGATTAGAGCTATCAGAAAGAGAGGCAATGTACAAGCTGGAGAGATGCAGCAGCTGTTTAAACTCAGACGTGAGTATCTTGGCATTAAAGATAATAAGAGCTTTACTACTTGCACTCCCTGCATGAATGAGCTGTTAGATAGATTAGAGAGATCATTAGTAGAAGATTTGCAGAAGGCTGCATTAACTGAATTAACGCAAGTAGAGATTATTCCTGAACGCATAAAGAAACGTAAAGCAAAAAGAAAAAAAATATGACACTATTAACCATTTATTTAATTGGCTTTATCCTACACTTTGGAATACTGAGCCTAAACATTTACAAGCATCAGAGACACTTATCTTCTTACCATTGGTACGCTTATGTGGGTGTGGCTTTTACAGGCCTTGTATGGCTTCCTTTTTGGGTATACATTACAGTGCTACGTTTTCAACAGCCTAAATAGTTTTTAACATTGGTAGAATTTGTAACACATATTAAATACATTTGTTACAGGGTGGTATTACTGTAGATTTGATTTAAGGTTTTATACGCCCTTTGGATGTTCTCACCCTGCATCCTTAGGGCTATATTTTTTACAGAGGGAAGCGATTAACAGCAGTGTAAAGAATGAAACGAGCTACTGCGGGATAGTAACACAGCTCAGGGGTATGGCTAAGGTATAAGCCCCAGGTTACTTAGGGATGGCAATATCTCTAAAAGGTAGATACCATGTTAGTGCACATTGCTGATGACACTAATTCATAATGGCGAAGCACTCAAGCGACAAGCATGAGAACAGTCATTTAAATGAGAGCCTAACACAATTAGAAATAGTTGTGCTTAGGATACTTCTATCTCTCATTTAGCTCAGCATCTAAGCTCTAAGCATGAGTTAATAGCTAATAGCTTAAGCTAATTACACTAAGCAATAAGCATAATTAACATTAA